GCCTGGTCGATCCTGGGCATTTCCAGCTCGACATGGACCAGGACAACGGCGACGCCGGCCAGCTCGCCCTGGTGGCAGCGCAAATCTCCGGAGCGGCCAAGCAGTTCAAGCTGATCCTTCCGAGCGGCACCACGCCAACGGCGACCTTTACCGCATACGTCAAGTCGGCTTCGTCGTCTGGCGGCGTGGATCAGATCCTGAAGCGTTCCAGCCAGCTCCGGATTTCCGGCGCGATCACCTGGAGCTGATATCGCCATGCCAATCCTCAACAAGGCCGCGATCCTCGCCGCCGAAGACCTCAAGACCGAGACCGTAGCCGTTCCCGAATGGGGCGGAGATGTTCGTGTGCGCACGCTCACCGGCACCGAGCGCGATGCTTTCGAGTCTGGCCTCGTGGCCGAGGACGGAAAGAAGCGCAATCTCGACAACCTGCGCGCGCGGCTGCTCGCGTTGGCCATCGTCGACGAGCGCGGCGTGCGGATTTTCAACGATGGCGACGCGGCGCTGCTCGGCGGAAAATCCGCCGCCGTCCTGGACCGGATTTTCGACATCGCCCAGCGGCTCAACGGGATCGGCAGCCAGGCCGAATCCGCCATCGAAAAAAACTGAGATCCAGGCATAGGCGGCGTCAGCTGTTCCGTCTATGCCTGGCGCTCGGTTTTGCCCACCCGGAAATGCTGCTCGCCAGTCTCGACAGCCGGCAGCTTGGCGAGTGGTACGCCTTCCTGCAGATCGAGCCGATTGGAGAAATGCGCGAAGACTTCCGCGCCGGGATGATCTGCTCGACGGTCGCCAACTACGCTGGCAGGCAGCGCGCGGAGAACGCCGGGCCAGCGCAGCCCGCAGATTTCATGCCTTCGCTTGAAGCGTTGCCACGGGCAACGGAAACCGCCGTGCTGATGGCCACGCCGGAAGAGCAGGCGGAGCTGATTCGTAACACGCTTTTTGGGGGATCAAATGGCTAACCTGGGCTCGCTTGTCGTCAGTCTCGAAGCCAACATCGCGCGTTTCGAGACCGACCTGAACAGGGCAGAAGCGGTTGCGAAAGGCGCGTTCGACCGCATCGCCAAGGCCGGGGAAGTGGCGACCGCCGCAACCAAGGCGCTCGGTCTTGCCATCGTCGGCCTTTCGGCTGGCGTCGGCATCGGCACGCTGGTCGGGAAGTTCGAGCAGGTCACAGAGTCTTTGTCCAGACTCAAGGACATGAGCGAAAAGACCGGAGCCAGTGTCGAGAACCTGTCTGCCATCGCCGGAGTCGCGAAAATCACCGGGCAGAGCATCGACCTGGTAGAGGCCGGCATGACTCGTCTGGCGAAATCTCTGTCCGGGGCCGATGACGAAGCCAAAGGCGCAGGGCATGCGCTTGCAGAGCTGGGCTTGTCTGCCGCAAAGCTGCGCACGATGGATACGGCATCATCCTATAAGGAAATTGCCGATAAGCTCGCCGAATACCGCGACGGGATGGGAAAAACCGCTCTGGTGCAGGATATTTTCGGCAAGTCCGGCGCGCAGCAGATCCCCATCCTCAAGGCTCTGGCGGAAAACGGCGACCTTGTTGCCAAGAGCACCACCGAGCAGGCCGACCAGGCGCGAGAGTACATCCAGACACTGAACCGCCTGACCGCCGCCAAGGATGCGCTGTACAAGGTCATCTCGGTGCAGCTTTTGCCCGTCGTGTCCGATTTCGTCAAGGTGCTGCTCGACGCCAAGAACGAAACCGGCGGCGTGCAGCAGGCGGTCAAGAATCTGGCCGCCGATGGATCGATCAAGTCGTGGGCCGAAGGCGGCGCGATGGCGATCGCGCACGTCCTCGATATGTTCCAGCTCATCAAGGCGGTGGCCATTGAGGTGGCCACTCCGATCGAGCGCATCGGGCGCAACATCTACACCGTAGGCGCACTCGCCGGCATTGCCGTCAGCGGATCGCTCGACGAGAAAAAGCAGGCATTCGCCGCGCTGCAGGCAGAGAACGAGAAATACTTCGCCGGACTCGACGCGCGACTGGCGAAAAACCGGGAGCCGATTTCTCTCTACTCCGACCGCCTGAAATAAATGCTCGGATCATCCGCGCAGGAAGCCAAAGACCGCGCGGCGCGCGAGGCGGTAAAACCCTCTCTCGACGGATACGCGTCCCGTTTGCCCAGGGCGGCAGTGGCGGCGGCTGGGAGTCAAGCCAGCCCGTTCGACACCTACGTGCAGGCGCTCGACCGTCTGATCGAGAAAATGCACGAGTCGGAATTTGCCGCCCTGCATCTCCGGCTGGAGCAACTGGCCGACGCAGAGGCCATCGACAAAACATCAGCGCGCTACACGGAAGCCGCAGACAAGATCGAGCAATACCACCGGGCGATCGACAAGCAGCAGCTCGACCAGTATTCGGAATCGGTGCGGCGCATGTCGCAGGAGTACCAGTTCCAAACCTCCATCATGACCAAGACGGTCGATGAGCAAAACCGCCTGAGTATCGCTTATCAGAACGCGCAGCAGGTCTAGGAAATCATTTTCCGCGCGCAGCAGGCGCACCGGCCGCTTTCGCTGGCCGCTCAAGAGGAGTTGCGCAAGGCTTCGAGCGAGGCGACCGATTCCATGATCCGAGACTACGAAGCGCGCCGCGCTGCGGACGAAGACTGGATCAACGGAGCCGTCCGTGCTTACGACAACTACATGGAGACGTCGCGTAACGTCTCCAAGACTACCGAAGACCTGTTCACCAACGCGTACCAGAGCATCGAGGGCGCCATGGCGGATTTCCTTTTCAACCCATGGGAGAAGGGCTGCAAGGGGATGCTGCAGAGCTTCGGCACGATCGTGCAGAAGATGATCGCGCAGGCGGTCGCAGCGGACCTGGCGAACAAGCTGATCGGCGCTGTCGGCACTCCAAAGAGCGGAGGATTGCTTTCCAGCTTGCTCGGCGGCTTTGGCGCGGCTCCCTCGATGGCCGGCGCCGGCACATCTGCGGAGAACTGGATTGACTCCGGCGGCCTGGCTGGGCAGTCGATATCGCTGCTGTCCAAAGTCGCCGGCATGTTCGGGTTCGCCACCGGCACCGACTACGTTCCGCGCGACATGCTGGCCGTCGTCCATCAGGGCGAGAAGATCATCCCGGCGGCGCAGAACAACGGCGGCGGCCAGGTCAATCACATCACCGTCAACCTCAACGGTATGGGAAACAACGCGCCGGATCTGCGCCGGTCGGCGGGCCAGATCGCGCGGGAAGTCGCGTCGGCGATCAAGGGAACGTACCGCTATGTCTGACTTCCTGGAAGAGCGACTTCCGGTCGACGTGCGCATCGGCATGGCGTACTCCGACGACTACACCGTGCTGATTACCAAGACGGCCGGCGGCGCCGAATATCGCAAGCTGATCCAGCCTTTCCCGGTGCGCTCGTTCCATGTCAATTTCACCAGCGATCAGGCTGACCTGTGGGCGCGCGTGCTTGCGCTGTATCACCGGGCATACGGCAAGTTTGCCGGCTTCCGCGTCAAGTGTCTCGACGATTACAGCACCAACGCATTGACCGGCGTACCGACGCCGCTGGACGAACCGCTCGCGAACACGGCCAGCGGCGTCTATCAGTTGCGCAACTACTACGGAACCAACGGCACCGCGCTGCCGAGCATTGGCTACCCGATGCGCAACATCTACAAGCCCGTGGCCGGATCCGTCGTCGCGGCCAAAAACGGCGTGACGATCGGCTCCGGCATCACGGTCGACACCACTACCGGACTGATGACCATTTCCCCTGCCCCGCTGATTACCGACAACATCACCGCCGGCTGCTATTTCGACATTCCCTGCCGGTTCGACTCCGCAATTGTGCTCACCGCGCTGTCGCCGTCGGTTCGAGATTGCGGATCGATTGACCTGATCGAGCTCCTGCAACCATGAAATCGACCGTCGCCGACTACCGCTACCGGGTGCTTTGCCTGCGCATCGTGCCGACCACGGGCAGCCCGATCTATCTCACGGACTACCCGCAGAATCTCACCATGGGAGGTCATACCTACCTGTCGACGGCGGGATACGAATTTACCGGATACTCGGCGACAGATGGGTTCTCGCCGGCATCGGTGGATCTGGAAGGAATCGCGGGAGCTTCCGGCGTGTCGCGCGCGGCAGTCGGCAGCGGTCTTTTTGATGGCGCTCGCTGCTACGTGTTCGCGACCTCCTGGGCGGCGCCGGTCGAGGATCAGGAGCCGATCGTTGCCGGCATCTTCGGCAAGGCAACGCTGCTCGATCACCGTTTTCGCATCGGCGGCGTGTCGCTGA